GATCTCTTGTTCAAATGGTCTTCCACCAGAATTTAATATGCATCAGTATATTGACTACGATGTTCAGTTCGAGAAAGGCTATCTCAGTCCAATCGAATCAATCATCAAGACAATTGGCTGGCAAACGGAAAAACGCGCAACTCTAGAGGATTGGTTCTCATGATGGTAACAGAATACAATGGTAATGGACAATATGCAAATCGCAGAGCCGAGGTGCATAAGCAAATCTATGATGATTATTTTTATGTCAAGTTTTTTGAAGATGATCAGCACACTGAGACCAGAGTTTTGAAAGACAAAACATTACGATACGCTGAAGATTGCGCTGAAAACTGGACAATAGGAGTTATCAATGGCTAATATAGATTTAGACGAAGATTTCGATTTCGGGTTCACATCCGTAAGCGAGGATATCTTCACACAAGCTCAACTCACCGTAGAAGAAAGTCAAGCCAAGGCAGAAGCCATGTACAAACTTGTTCTTCCTCTATTAAACAACCTTGCCAAGGATGCAGAAAAGAATGCTTATATCCATTGGCCCAACCGTAAAGAAAAGATTGAAGCATTTAAAAAGAAACTTCAGTCTCTTATTGGTTGACATTATTTCATATACCGAATATACTGTAATACTACGAACAAGGAGATAATATGTCTGATTTACTTAATAAACTGCGTAAGAATTCTACAATCAAAGATACTGATATTCTTGCAGACTCAAAGTTCTTCAATGAGAAGGACACAATCTCCACCACGGTTCCTGCAATCAACATCGCGTTGTCCGGCAAGATCAATGGTGGATTTGCGCCAGGTCTTACCATTTGGGCTGGCCCATCAAAGCACTTTAAGACTTCTTTCAGTCTATTGATGGCCAAGGCTTACATGGATAAGTATTCTGACGCCGTGCTAATGTTTTATGACTCCGAGTTTGGTACTCCTCAGTCCTACTTTGATTCGTTCAAGATTGACACAAGCCGAGTGCTTCATACTCCCATCACTGATATCGAGCAATTGAAGTTCGACATCATGAGCCAACTTGAACAGATTGGTCGTGGTGAACATGTTATGATTATCATCGACTCGGTTGGTAACTTGGCTTCAAAGAAAGAAGTTGATGATGCTCTGAAGCAAAACTCAGCAGCTGACATGACTCGTGCTAAGCAGCTCAAGTCTCTGTTCCGTATGGTAACTCCTCACTTGACCATCAAGGATATTCCGATGGTTGTGGTAAACCATACTTACATGACTCAGGAAATGTTCTCGAAGCCAGTTGTATCTGGTGGTACTGGTATCTATTACTCAGCTGATAACATCTTCATTCTTGGTCGTCAGCAAGAGAAAGATGGCAAGGATGTTGTAGGTTATAACTTCATCATCAACGTCGAAAAGTCTCGCTTCGTCAAAGAAAAGAGCAAGATTCCAATCGAAGTTTCTTGGGATGAAGGCATCTCCAAGTGGTCTGGTTTGATGGACATGGCTCTCGAGTCTGGCCACGTAATTAAGCCAAAGGTTGGTTGGTTCCAGCGTGTTGACATGGAAACCGGTGAGATCCTTGATAAGTCTTATCGTATGAATGATACTTATAGCTTTAGCTTCTGGCATCCAATTCTACAATGCCCGAAGTTCAATGAATTCATTGAGAATAGGTATCGTGTAGCTTCCGGCAGTATCATGCAGGAAGATGAAGTTGAATCCGTTTATGAGGAGCTGGAAGGCGAATGAAAATTGAGAATGTTATCTTCGGCAATTTGATTAACAATGAGGAGTATGCACGCAAGGTAATTCCATTCTTACAGTCAGACTATTTCAGTGACCAGGTTGATCGTACAGTGTTCGACCTGATCACTGACTATGTGAACAAGTACAACTCGTTTCCGACTAAGACTGCACTTGACATTGATTTGAACGAGAAAACTGGCTTGACTGAAGAACAGTTCAAGCGAGCCAAAGATCTCGTGTCAACTCTTGACAAGTCTGAAGAGAAGGATATGAATTGGCTTGTTGACTCCACCGAGAAGTTCTGTAAAGACAAAGCTCTATATAATGCTCTGATGCAATCGATTCAGATTGTAGATGATAACAAAAAGGATAGCATCAGTGTTGGTGCTATCCCTAAGATCTTGCAGGACGCTCTTGGTGTTTCATTCGACAACTCGATTGGCCACGACTTCCTTGATGATGCTGATGCTCGTTATGAGTTCTATCATCGCAAGGAAGTTCGTATTCCTTTTGATCTTGACTTCTTTAACAAGATTACTCAGGGTGGCCTACCGCGTAAGACTCTGAATATTGCTCTTGCTGGTACTGGCGTTGGTAAGTCTCTATTCATGTGTCACGGCGCAGCTCAAAATCTTTTGTCTGGTCAGAACGTTCTTTATATCACCATGGAAATGGCTGAAGAAAGAATTGCTGAACGCGTGGATGCAAATCTACTCGGTGTAACGCTCGACGAATTGAAGGAGCTTCCACAAGCAATCTACTATAAGTTGATTGGTCGTGTTCGTGATCGTGCCAAGGGCAAGTTGATTGTGAAGGAGTATCCAACTGCAACTGCTGGTTCGGCGAACTTCAGGCATCTACTGAATGAACTGAATTTGAAGAAAGACTTTGTTCCAGATATTATCTATATCGATTATTTGAACATCTGTGCTTCTTCTCGTATCAAGGCAGGATCGAATGTAAACTCCTACACCTACATCAAAGCAATTGCTGAAGAGCTTCGTGGTCTGGCTGTTGAGTTCAATGTTCCAATTGTCTCGGCTACTCAGACAACTCGTTCTGGCTATAGTAACTCTGATGTTGGATTGGAAGATACTTCTGAATCTTTTGGTCTACCAGCAACGGCTGACTTTATGTTTGCTCTTGTGACCAGTGAAGAACTTCGTCAACTCGATCAAATCATGGTCAAGCAGCTCAAGAATCGCTATGGCGATCCGGCTGTTCATAAACGATTCGTGATTGGTGTTGACTATTCAAAGATGAGACTCTATAATGTAGAAGCCTCTGCTCAAGAAGATCTCATGCAGGACGACGATGTTCCTGTATTTGATAAGTCGAGTTCTGGTAGTAGACTCAATGAAGAATCAAAGCCAGTTAATAAGTTCAACAAAAACAAATTTCAAGGATTTAAGTAATGGTGGCCGAAGATGATGGCAGCTGGTATGCAATGGAAATGCCCGACAACCTGGTTATCAAACTGCCAGAAAAGTCTGAATGGGCAGTATGGTTGATGGGGGATTATGGCAGTGGCCAGCCTGGTGCTATCGTTTATAACCCCAACAAAGGACAGGTGCCTAACTGGTTTCATCGTAAAATGCAAGAACTTTGTTTTGGATTTCAATGGAGGAAGACTAATGGTTAACTATAAGATTGTAAATGACAAGCAGCTGATTGATATTGGTGGTGGCTATGTTGAACAAGGTGGTGATATCCTTGAAACCAAAACCGATCAGATTGTACTCTCGGGACTAGGAATGCGTAAGGCTAAGGAGATGGTTCGTCACCTGAACTTTGGTGGTGGATTTGATGGATTCACACCATCATTTTTTTTAGCTAAAACCAAATTTTCTTTTAACGAATCAACTTTTCTCGTATAAATATATGTACACTATGTGGTGCGTGGATTTGCGGTTTCATCCGTAAAAGAGGCAAGTGTCTTAATTGACGACTGGAATAGGCAGGATTACAGGTGGGGTTCCTCCTGCTACACGCATTTGGAGGGGAGTCGAGAGGCTCCCCTCTTTTTTTGTTTACAATATATTCAAAACATGATATAAGGGTTCTCTAACAAGGAGAATTTTAATGAATCGGTTGGAAAAAATAAAAATCTTAGATGAATTGTTTTTCAATTTAGAAACTCATATCTGGTTTACAGAAGACACATCAGAACAAATTAAACTGAAAGATCAAATTGCCAAATTTGGTAAATTTGAATCGCTTCGTGCTGCCTGGAGGAAAAGAGAAGATCGTCGAGCTTGGTTGAAAAGAGCCAGTGAATATGATATCATTATCGAAGAACTGGATGGCACGACGAGAAAGCAAAATCGCC